CTACCAGCTATCGCCGTGCTGGATTTTGGTGAAGATACAACTACATCTGGCGGCAATTTTGTTATTAACTTCCCATTAGCCGATGCACAAAATGCAATCGTGCGTTCAGCATAAAGGAGTTTTAAATGTTAATTAACCAAGCATCTTCTAGTGACATCATCGGCGCAGCTATTACACGCACCGTTGGTGCAGAAAACAAAGTCGCCGCAGGTGGCGTTTTTACTGTTCAGTGTATTGGCGCTGATGGTCAAGTTAAGTGGGAAGAGAACCTAAAGAACTTGGTCGTAAACGTCGGTCTTAAAGACATGAACGACAAATACTTTTCGGGCAGCTCTTACACAGCTACTTGGTACATTGGTCTGTATGGTGCAGCAGCGTCGAATACGCCCGCAGCAGGAGACACAGCAGCGTCCCATGCCGGATGGACTGAGATTGTCCCTTACAGCAACGCAACGCGCCCAGCAGCCACGTTTGCTGCGGCTACAACGGCTGACCCATCGGTTATCACAAACTCGGCCTCACCCTCTGCGTTTACGATCAATGCTACGGCTACAGTTGGTGGCGCGTTTTTGATTAGCAACAACACCAAGAGCGGCACGACCGGAGTATTGTTCTCTGCTTCCGACTTTGCAGCTCCCGGTGACCGTTCTGTTGCGTCTGGTGACCAATTGAACGTAACGTACACTTTCAGCCTTGATGCGGCGTAAGGAATGACTATGAAGAAAGGTGATGTAGTTAAGCTAAATGTTGCGACTCCAAACGGTCCAATCGTTGCCATGCGCATGACTGAAGATGGTGCGGTTCAATGTCTAGTTGAATGGACAGACGACAATGGAATACAGCAGCGGTGGTTTGACGAAGCTCAACTCGTAGCGGTTTGATATGGCTGAAGGCGGCTGGAGTTCAGGAACTTGGGGTCAAGCTGGATGGGGTATGTCCGTCTATGACCGATCCGTGTCTGAAACCAGCACATCAGTTGATACAACGGTAGTAGCAGGAAGTGTGTTTGGATCGGCGGTTGTAGAAAGCAGTAACTCTGTAGATGCAGTAGCTGTAGCTGGTAGTGTATTTAGATCGGCTGTCACGGAGTCTGCCGTTATATCTGATGTTGTATCTAGCTTGGGTTCGTTTAATTCTGCGGTAAGTGAAAGTGCGGTAGGGTCTGAAACAAATGTAGCAAAAATTAACTTTGCTGTATCAATGAATGAGACGGCTACGGTGTCTGATGTAAGTGCTGGCACTATGAATTTTGCCTCGTCAGTAAGCGAGAGTGCGGTGGGTAGTGAAGCGTTAGCAATTGGATTTGCGTTCTTTGTGACGTTTGAAGACGCGGCAACAGGCTCGGATGAAGTGGTTATACAAAATATACTTGGCGCAAGTGTTGATGAGTCATCGGCGGTAAGTGATGAGATCAGTGCGCAGATGAATTTTGTGGCTTCGATTAATGAAGCTACACAGGCGGTAGAAGCTTTTAACGCAATAATGGTGTTTGCAACAACGATATCTGAAGGCGTGACGATTTCGGATCAACTAACGGCAAGACCCCTATGGGAACCAATAGATGACAATCAGAGCGCTAACTGGCAAAATATCAATGATGCTCAAGCATCAGATTGGCAAAGTATCAACGATGCTCAAGCATCAAATTGGCAAGATATCGCCACGACGTAAGGATTAAATATGGCTACCGCTTACACCCCGATTCTAAAGCTTGCGCTTCCCGTAACCGGTGAACTAAACGGCGCTTGGGGCGATGTTGTAAATAACAACATTACTTCTATGGTTGAGCAGGCTGTTGCTGGTCTTGCCACAGTAAATACTTGGGTTGCCGCAAGCAGCACACTTACCACAGCCGATGGAACAACCTCTCAGTCGCGTTGTGCAATTCTTGAATGTTCAGGCGCACCGGGCGCAGCAGCTACGGTTATTTGTCCTGCGGTATCAAAAGTTTATATCCTAAAGAACTCGGTAACAGGCGGCTACGCAGTAACGCTTAAGACTTCTGCGGGTACAGGGATTTCGGTTCCTAACGGATCAACTGCGCTCCTGTATTGTGATGGTACGAACGTGGTAAGCGGTGCGACCTACATGGCAACGCTTGTTACAACGTCAATTACAAACTCGGGGTTAACTTCTGGTCGTGTGACGTATGCAGGGGCGGGTGGTCTACTGCAAGACAACTCTGCCTTTACCTTTGATGGCACGATTCTTTCGGCTACTCGGTTTGCCGGTGCTTTAAACGGCACTGTTGGGGCTACAACGGCTAGTACGGGTGCGTTTACAACCGTCTCTGCTACAGGTGCAATTACTTCTACTCTGGCTACAGGCAACCCACCGCTTGTTGTAGCATCGACCACTAAGGTAGCCAACCTAAACGTGGATCAACTTGACGGTGCTGACTGGGCATCCCCTGCGGCTATTGGTTCAACTACTCCTGCTGCTGGTGCGTTTACCACTCTTTCCTACACAGGAACACTCACGGGCGGCACAGGGGTTGTTAACCTTGGATCGGGTCAACTATACAAGGATGCAAGCGGTAACTTAGGTGTTGGCACATCATCCCCCGCCGCTAAACTTGCCGTAGTAGGTACTGGGTACTCACCCGCTATCACGATTACTGACGGTGCAACGCTTAACTGGGATACATCTCTTGGTCAGGTAGCGCAAGTCACGCTCGGTGGCAACAGGACATTTGCTGCGCCTACAAACTTGGTAAACGGTGGGTTCTACTCACTGTTAATTATCCAAGACGGTACAGGCTCACGCACGATTAGCTGGAACGCTGTGTTTGACTTTGCGGGCGGCACAGCACCAACACTGTCTACGGCGGCTGGTGCGAAAGACCTAATCACATGGCGCAGTGACGGTACAAATATGCTTGAAGTGGGTCGCAGCTTAGGGGTTGCTTAATGACTTTTCCGATACTTCCTGCTAACTCTGCATCCACAGGCTACAACCTCACACGCTCGCTGCGGTTTAGGTCTAGTGCGTCTGCGTATTTGAATAGAACGTATGTTGCTAGCCCAACGGATTATAGAAAATATACTTTTTCTGCATGGGTAAAACTTGGTGCGCTTGGCGTTAGCCGTAGGTTAATTGACGCTGGTTCTGGCAGCGACACAGGTCTGTTAAATATAAATTCGGACGGAACGCTTGAGTTTGCAATCGTTGTATCTGGTTCTGGCACAACGTATTTAAAAACAAACAATGTTTTGCGTGACCCATCCGCTTGGTATCACATTGTATTTAGCTGCGACACTTCTGTTGGCTCAAATCAATTCAAGTTTTATGTTAACAATGTACAAGCAAGTTACTCAACAAATACGGCAATCACAACCAACTATGGAACATATTTAAATAGCGGTAGTTCCGTAGCTCAGTTAGGACGATCCGCAACTTATGGTCAATATTTTGATGGCTACCTAACCGAAGCTCACTTCGTTGACGGTCAAGCCCTAACCCCATCCTCATTTGGCGAAACAGACCTAACAACCGGAGTATGGAAGCCTAAACGCTACGCTGGCACATACGGTACAAACGGATTCTATTTGCCGTTCACAGACAACTCTGCGCTGACCACAAGCAGCAACGTGGGTTTGGGTAAAGACTTCTCAGGCAATGGCAATTACTGGACTACGAACAACATCAGCATTACTGCTGGCGTTACATACGACTCAATGACCGATGTGCCTACGCTGACCAGTGCTACGGCGGCTAACTTTGCTGTGTTGAATCCGTTGAACAGTTTTGTTAACGGTCCTAACGCAACACTTAGTAATGGGAATTTGCTTTGTTCGTCTGGCATATACCAAGCACCAACATTGGCAACAATGCAATTGCCAACCACAGGCAAATACTATTGGGAAATTACTGTTAGCACCGTTGCAGAATTGGCGGTTGGCATAAACGCATTTGCAACAGCTAGTCCAACAACAGGCAATTATTCTACTCGAACGGTTTATTACAGAGCGGGCGGTGCAAGCAATTCAATTTATATTGAAGGCACAGTTAATGCTTTTGCCGCAGCAAGTTACACAAACGGCGATGTTATTGCTGTAGCGTATGACTCAACTACACCATCTATTACTTTTTATAAAAACAATGTTTCGCAAGGCACATACACGCTTACATCTACGGCAAACTTGTACCCGTATTTAGTGCAATCAGCAGGGTCAGGGCAATTTGTTGCCGCAGCAAACTTCGGTCAACGCCCATTTGCCTACACACCCCCATCAGGCTTTGTAGCCCTGAACACGTTTAACTTGCCGACTAGCACTATCGTCAAAGGCAATACGGTGATGGATGCTACGTTGTGGACGGGTAATGGTGCATCATTGTCTGTAACTAACGCAGCGTCTTTTAAGCCTGATTTTGTGTGGCTCAAGTCACGCTCGGCGGCTACCAACAACGTAGTTTACGATTCTGTCCGTGGATCTACTAAGCAATTAATAATTGCACTTGGCGTGCCAGCCGAAACAACAGAATCAAATGGACTGACAGCATTTAATAGCAATGGCTTTAGTGTTGGTTCTTTATCGACAATAAATACAAACGCAGCAACCTATGTCGGTTGGCAATGGCAAGCAGGACAAGGCACAACATCTTCTAATACCAACGGCACAATCACAAGCACGGTAAGCGTTAATGCTAGTGCTGGGTTTAGTGTTGCAACCTATACTGGTACAGGTGTTAATGGTGCTACGGTTGGTCACGGACTTGGTGTTGCGCCTAGTTTAATTTTTGCAAAAGCAAGAAGCACGGCTGGCAATTCATGGCAGGTATACCATAGTAGTCTTGGAAATACTGGAACGTTATTTCTTGAAAAAACAGATGCTGTAAGTAATTCATCTAATTGGTGGAACAATACCTCACCAACATCAAGTGTTTTTAGCTTAGGCACTTCTGGGTTTGTTAACGCAAATACAACAACCTACGTTGCCTACTGCTGGACACCCATAGCAGGATACTCAGCGTTTGGTAGCTATTCTGGCTCAGGCAGCACAGACGGCCCATTCATATACACAGGATTCCAACCTAAATGGGTGTTGATAAAAGCATCGTCTACAACATCGCAATGGGTTCTTTGGGATACAGCCCGCAATACTTATAATGTTACAAACAGTATTCTTTACCCAAATTTATCTGCCGCAGAAGCATCTTTTTCAATTGATATATTGTCTAACGGGTTTAAGTTTCGAGAAGCTGGCGGTGCTGGAAACGACTCTGGCGTGACTTATATATACGCTGCGTTCGCAACATCGCCCTTTAAAAATTCCCTCGCCCGCTGATAAGGAAAACTCATGTTCGCCATAGTACAGAATTCAATCATTATGATGTTAATCCCCGCTGGCACAGCCTTCACATGGGATGGTCTGCAATATAGTAATAACTGGTGCAACCTGTCCACACCAGAAGAAAAGGCGGCTATCGGCATGGTGGACGTGGTCTACGGCTCACAGCCATCCGATGTTTACTATTGGGTCAGCCAAGACGCTCCTGTGTACGCAGACGGTGTGGTGACAATAAACTACACAGCGACGCCCAAAGACCTGTTCACATTGCAAAACAACGCCGTGACAGCCGTGCAACAAGCTGCGTACACAATCCTCTTGCCTACCGATTGGATGGTGGTTAAGGCTGTCGAGACAGGTGGCACAGTATCTCCCGCTTGGAACACTTGGCGTCAGGAAATCCGTACACAGTGCGAGACCCAAGTTGCAGCCATTTCTGCTTGCACAACTGTTGACGAATTAGCTGCGTTGCCGCCTGTGGTCTGGGCACATGATCCTAATTGGGTGGAAAATGTTTAAATCTGTCGCAATCTGGTTCATCAAGTCGGTCGTGCTTATTCTGCTGACTATCGTATCGTTCCCGCTTGCGCCGATTTTTGCGTTGTTTATCGTCTATGATGAAGAGTCTGAGACTACGGGTTTTCCATCGCTTCACCCCGGCAAGCCCCGCGCCTTCCTAATCCCTGCGATACGAATTTGGCAAACTCCCGATGCCCCGCTAGACGAACTCTGGTACGGCGGCTACACGGGCTGGCCTGTAGACGGACGCACTCAAGAAGAGTATGACTCAAGCGCATGGCTGCGCTATTTGTGCCGCGTGGCTTGGCTATGGCGCAATGCAGCATACGGGTTCGGTGCAAAGCTTGGCTACGCTGTAAAAGGTTTGACCGTAGTGAAAGAGCAAGATCAGGAAAGGCTCTGGCGCAGTGGTGTAAATTGCTTCTCCTACTGGGTGTTTAAAAACGACGCTGGTGATATTGGTTGGTGCATCAGAGCGCAGTTTTATTACTACAAGAAAAACTGTCTTGAGATGTACTTAGGTTATAAATTACCAAGCGTTACCGTAGAAGGTAAGAAGTTTGTTGCAATTCAATTCACGCCATTTCGGAGTTACCCAAAATAATGGATCGCTGGAAAAATCGTAGACGGATGGCGTGGTTGACGATGTTTGCTGGCTTGGCTTTTCCTTTGTTGATCCTCGCTTCTGAATCCCCTACGCTAGGTACGATTGCCATGCCGTTTTACATATTTGTCAGCGCTGTAGTCGGGTCGTATATGGGCTTTGCTACGATTGACGACAATAACTTCAAAGGTAAGTGATGTTTCCATTATCTAGCGCGATGTGGCTAAAGATTGGGGCAATTGCAATTTCATTAGGGTTTGCCCTAGGTTTTGCGTATTGGAAAGGCTACTCCGGTGAGCATGAAAAGTTTTTGAAGTTTAAGGCAGAGGTTGCGGCTACCGGCAAGGCTCAAGAACAATTGAACGCCGCCTTAGTTGAAAAGCACGAACTAATTTCTACATCAGTAAAGGACGAATATGAAGCTCGCATTGCTGCTATTAGGAACTATTATGCTAACAGGGTGCAGCCAAATCCCAGTCGCGGTAACCTGCCCGCCGTTTCCGGTTCCACCCCCAGAATTGATGAAAGCGCCGGAAACACAGTATTTGTTGGACAATGCGCTGAAGTTACGCAGCAACTAGTAAGCCTGCAAAAATGGATACAATCCGTAGGACAAGATAATGCAAAGTAATTGGGAACAATCGTTTGAGCTAATGCTCGGCTCTGAAGGCGGGTTTAGCGACGACCCGCGTGACAACGGGAATAAACTGCCCGACGGACGCTTAGGCTCGACCATGTTGGGTGTCACCCAATACAACTGGGAAAACTGGATAGGGCATCAGGTAACCCATGAGCAGATGAAAAAGCTCACCCCTGCCGATGTTAAACCGTTTTATAAGAAGAAATTCTGGGATGCGTGTCGTTGCAATGATTTACCGGATGGTATTGACTATCTTGTCTTTGATTTTGCTGTCAATGCTGGGGTTGGTCGCAGTGCTAAGACTTTGCAAAGTGCTGTTGGTGCGACGCCTGACGGGTCAATTGGACCGCTGACTTTGGCTGCTGTAAACGCATACAACAACCCCGAAACAGTTATTAACCTATTTAGCATCGCCAAAGAAGAGTTCTACCGTGGGCTAAGCAACTTCAATGTCTATGGCACGGGATGGCTAAACAGGGTTGCGGCTGTTAAAATCAAAGCAACCTCTATGCTTGGGTAAATCATGCCTTTAATTAAACTCCAGCTTAAGCCCGGACTGAATCGAGAAAACACCCGCTACCAACAAGAAACAGGTTGGTATGAGTGCGACAAGATTCGTTTCCGCGCCGGTACGCCGGAGACTATTGGAGGATGGCAACAAATATCTGCAAATACGTTCTTGGGAATATGCCGTTCTTTATGGAACTGGATTACTTTGGGTGGGGCTAACCTTATTGGGGTTGGCACAAACTTAAAGTTTTACATTCAAAACGGTGGCTTGTACTATGACATTACACCAATTCGAGTCACAACCACTGGTACAGCTACCTTTGCCGCCACGTCGGGTTCCTCAACCCTTACGGTTACTGATGCCGCGAATGGTTGTGTTATTGGTGACTTTGTTACCTTTAGCGGCGCTGTAAGTCTTGGCGGGGCGATTACTGCCACGGTGCTTAATAAGGAATATCAAGTTGTTACAAAGCCTACAGCAAACACTTACACAATCAATGTCGGTGTAAATGCTACAGGCGCAGACGTTGGCAATGGTGGGGCTTCTGTTGTTGCGGCATACCAAGTTAACGTAGGTCCAGAGATTCAAATCCCGCTAACCGGATGGGGTGCTGGCACTTGGGGGTCAGGCACTTGGGGTGTTGGTACGTCATCTGCTAACTCTTTACGGGTATGGTCACAGAGTAACTTTGGTGAAGACTTAATATTTGCTCCTCGTGGCGGACAGATTTACTATTGGGATGCAGGAACCGGTCTTTCAGCGAGAGGCGTTCTTTTGTCGTCTTTAGCGGGCGCAACGGATGTGCCAACAAAACAGAACCTTGTCATGGTTTCTGATGTATCTAGATTTGTGTTGGCGTTTGGGGCTAATGATGTAGGTTCTGCCACTCAAAACCCAATGTTGATTCGTTGGTCAGACCAAGAAGATCCAACAAATTGGACGGCAGCTCCAACAAACCAAGCCGGTGGGCTAATACTTTCCCATGGCTCAGAGATTGTTACCGCCGTTCAGACTCGCCAAGAGATTGTTGTGTTTACGGATATGTCTGTATATAGCCTTCAATATCTTGGTCCTCCAGCGGTTTGGGGCGCAACGCTATTGGCAGACGGTATATCTGTTATCGGCCCAAATGCCGTGGCTGTTGCATCTGGCGTAACGTATTGGATGGGGCTAGACAAGTTCTATAAATACGACGGTAACGTCACAACATTGCGTTGCGACTTGCGCCAATATGTATTCTCAGACATTAACTTGTCCCAAAACTACCAAGCATTTGGTGGAATCAACGAAGCCTTTAATGAGGTTTGGTGGTTCTACTGTTCAGCTAATTCAACGGCTGTAGATAGGTACGTCATCTATAACTACCTAGAAGATATTTGGTACTACGGCACAATGGATCGTACAGCTTGGATTGGTGCGGATGTGAGCAATTACCCTGTCGCAGCCACATATAGCTATAACTTAGTCAACCATGAGGTTGGCGTCGATGATGCAGTAACAGCCACTCCAGAGCCTATAAATGCCTATATTGAGACGGCAGAGTGGGATGTTGGTGATGGTGATCACTTTACATTCATTCGCCGTGTATTGCCTGACGTTACGTTTAGAGCCTCTACAGGCGCTTTAACCCCGCAGCTAACCATGACCATTAAGCCAATGAAGAACTCTGGTTCTGGGTTTAATAGCCCGTTATCACAGGGGGGCGATGCTTCTGCCGATGTTGTGCGGATAGCCCAAGCGCCGATTGAGGAGTTTACGGGTCAAGTATTTATTCGAGTTCGTGGTCGTCAATTTATTTTGCGATACGAGTCTGATCAATTAGGTACGGCATGGCAAGCAGGTGCTACCCGTGTCGATGTTAAGCAAGACGGACGCCGTGGATAGGCTACAACCTACTCGCGCCCCAGCCTTGCCATTGGCAGAGCCTGTCTATACACGCGATTTTAAGAACCGTTATTCGAATATTCTGCGTTTGTATTTTGCACAGCTAGATGCCGTTATTCAAGGCTTGTTAGGCGGCGAGGGTGGTCAGTATTTGCAAAGCCCGCATATAGCAGCCCAAGATACAACAGATCAGTATGCCACCGCTTCGAATACGCCCACTAAGGTTTTGTGGAATACGCTTGATTCTGGCGCTGGGTTTACATTAAATCTAGACAGCACGGCTACAGCCGCATATGGCGGCGTATATAAGATAGACTTTAGTATTCAGTTTACAAACACAGCCAGCGCTATTCATGATTCGTACCTTTGGCTGCGTGTAAACAATGTAGACTTACCCGGTTCTAGCAGCAAGTTTTCTATACCGGCTCGTAAAAGCGCGGGCGTTCCTAGCCACCTAATTGGTTATTCAAGTATTACGTTTGAGATTGACGCTGGGGACTCTATAGGGCTGTGGTGGGCAACCGATTTGGCTTACAACCCTGTCGGTCCTGTTGATGGTGTTTACCTTGAGCATGAGGATGTACAGACCGTGCCTTATGCTAGACCATCGAACCCTTCCGCGATAGGAAGCATTGTTTTTGTATCAAGAAAAGCATAGGAATAATCATGGCAGGCGACAGCGGATACGAAGCAACGGAAGAAGATTGGCGGATTATGGATCTGTATTACGCAGCTCGTGATGCGGGTCTTAGTCATAATCAGGCGCAATCTTCTGCGTTCCAACAAGTAGCACAAGAGACTGCGCTGCCCACGGCTCCCACAGGGGGTGGTGGTTATGAAGTTATAAACATTGGCACTGCTGATTCGCCAGAGACTGTTTTGGTTGATCCAAGCGGTCAGTATGTGGCTAGTGTAGAAAAGACCGGATACAACCAATATGGCGCAATTGGTGGCGGTGGAGATGCTGGCGCTTATACACAGGAAAGTTTTACTTCTTCAGGTCTTTCTGATCAAGCAAAGCAGGTGGCAGATGACGTTTTTGGCGCAGGAATGGGTCAAGCGATTGGCAAGCCATACGAGCTTTTAAATGAAGATGGTGAACCTTACAAACGATTTGATGCCGCAGGTAATTTAACTCAGTTCGTAGATCGCTTAACTGGGAATTGGGCTAATGCAAGCGATGTTAAGCCTATTGGAACTATGTTTGATCCAATGGAAGGCAAAATCGTTACGAAGTATGAATACGGCGGGAAAACATTTGCGCCGACAGAAGCCAGCGGTGGTCTTGCTAACGCCTCATTCATGGATCCATACAGTAAAGATACTGGCGGATTCTTTGGTGAGGGTGGGTTATCAAAAATAGCTACCTTAGTAGCCGCAGGATTTGCGCCTTATGCGCTCCCTTATTTGGCTACGGCTGGATTGGGTACTGCGGGTGCAGCCGGAGTGTATGGCGGATTAACGACTGCTGGTAAAGGTTTGCTATCCGGCAAGAGCTTTGAAGACTCTATTGTAGATGGATTAAAGAGTGGCGCTATTAGTGCGTTTACTGCCGGGGTTTTGAGCGGTCTTTCTCCTGACGCTGCGTCTGGTCTTGGCGAAGAATTTGGCGACATAATTAATATTGGAAATAGCGAAGAGGGTATTGGTAGCTTTCTTGATGCGGTAAAAGAATCCGGCGGTCAATTCACGGGCGATATTTCTGGTGCTGGTGGAGATATGTCGTTTGATGATCTTGTCTCTGCAACAGGGGTTCAGCCAGCAGGTAGTCAAACTGTTAGTGATATATATTCTGGGACAGATCCGCTTGATTTTATTGATGCGGCAAGACAGATATATGGCGGCAAAGGTACTGACGAAGATAGAGAGATATTCAATAAGATCATCAGCAACTTGCCTCCCGGGTTTAATCCCCCCGGCGTAAAGCCTCCCATAGACGAAATGCGTCCATATCAACCAGATATGCCTATTGGCGGTGGTGGAGTTGGTGGAGTTGGTGGAGTTGGTGTAGGCGGTGTAGGCGGTGGAGCTGGTGGTGTTGGAGTAGGCGGTAATGGAACCGAAGACAGCCAAGACGACGAAAACAACAAGAAACAACTTGCCGCTCTATTGGCACAGACTCAGAACGTATTGGTCAAG